CACCTTAGCGAATGGTGATGGTCGGTGGCCAGCAGCAATATACCCGAACGGAATACCGACGCTTTCATAACTATCCGCTGTCTGCTTCAATAACTCTCGACGGGGCACGACGAAATAACAAGTCGTTCCTTTTAATCTAGCCGCGTTGATCATGTATCCAGCGGTAAACGTCTTACCTGCGCCAGTGGGGAATTGAAGTAATTGCCACTTATGGCGCCGCATACTGTTGCGAATACGGTTAACCATGTCTTGCTGATAGTCGCGGAGTTGAATCATGGATAAGGCTCCCTTACGTACCTTATGGATTTACTTGCGCTAACTCTAAATCCCTTTGAACCAATAACTTTTATATATCTATGTTTTCGCGGCCTATCTTTTAGGAAAAAGTCATCACCATACTTATCTCGCATTAGTTTTGATCTATTTTTCCGACCCCTAAATTCATCAGCAATAGTTTGACCGTGTAAGTGCTCCTTTCCTTTAACCTTCCAGTCTGTGCGTTTTGCAGAAAGACCGTAATAATCAAATGATGATGCTTGGTACACCTTGCCAGTGTGACCAATTGATGTGTCTGCAAATGAAATAACAATAAAGTTACCTTTTTCTTTAAGCAACTTCATTGATTTTGATATTAAGAATGATGCATCGTTTTTATTATTTCGTTTAAGTACAAGCCTATTTAACTCTATAACGTTCTTGGAGTAATATTCCCCAGCTATACCAATTCTGAGCGGTGAAGATGGCGGCGTCCCGTATGTAACACATCCCTCAATATTATCTCCATAAAAAAGCCCAAATGCATAAGAAATAGAAGGCCAGCGCTTTGCATAATGAATTCCAATTATAAATGGAGCGCAGTCCAATCTAGTTATAGGCTTAACAATCCTCATTAATCCCACCCCACAAGCCATGGCTCAATACCGACCTCACGCATTAACTCAATCATGCCTTTTGTGCCGTATTCGCCTTTGAATGCAACGCAAGCGTCTGGCTTCAATTCATCGCGCATTCTTTTGTTGCGTATTGGGCCAGCCGGTCGGCCTTGCTTTTTCCATTTCGCTGGATATGCAACGTAATCAACTCCGCGACTTTTACACCAAACCTCCGCAATGAAATCAGCGCCAGTCTCACACGCGCCGTGAATAATTGTAAGGCTGTCGCCGTATTTATCGTGAACCTTATCAAGCGTTGACCATATTACGTCGCTATCCTCATTGTCACGCCCGCCGCATACCAGCACCCTCATCAAAACCCCTCCATCGTATATCCATCATCCTCATCAATACTCACAGCCTCCATGCCTAGCGCATCCGCCAGTGGCACGCTTGTTGCCCTAGTCCTGAGCCCTGGCCCGAAATACACAACACGGCCATCACAGTTTCCAGCCCCGTCATAGTCGCCCAGCGTGCGCTTCCACATCCCCCACGGCGTATCCTTGAGTATCCCCCGAAGTGGTGGCGCGCTGTTGCTGATCAACAGTAGGTCGCCCTCAACCTTAATCCCGACACCACCTAGACCCTTAACCGCTGCGTCATGTCCCATCGCATCCGGGTTAGATGCACGCCAAGCCAACTCACCGATACTGCTTTCCCTACCCATGCCGTCCTGATCGTACCTAACCCGCGCGGCCATGATATGGCTCAGTAGTGCTTCAGCGTCCGACATTCCGGCGCCCAACTCGTGCCACTGCCAATCCTGCTTGCTAACCCATTCCTCCACATATTCATACGTGACGCGGTTTGTGGACACAAGGCTATGTGCGCCCGCAATCATCGTGCCGACCTGATCACCAGCCCGCTTGCTTCCTAACTTTTTGCTGAACACACTCACAAACACATCAATGTTGTCTAGCAGCACGTCCAGATATGCAACCGTCCTCGCAAGCAACCTGTTCGGAAACCCCGCGTTGATCGTCTCTGAGATGTCCGTAAGCAACTTCTTGTATTGCGCCTCACTGTCGCCAGTTGTGTTTGGCGTCAGTTCTAGCATCGTCCATCGGTCTGCATCCGCGCCTTGTTCAATGCGTGGGTTGATTGCACCGAAGCACGCCGCAGACCGCGCAACGTACGTTGCATATGCGTTTTCAACAACCGCGCCTGATGATGCATTGCGGAAATACTCGAATATCAATTGCATCTGTTGACGCCTTGGCCCGCTTTCACTTTCCGCCTCATCCATCACGAACGGTCGGCTAGACGCACCTAGAGCCTTACGAATGCCGGGCTCAGTCGTTCCGCCATCCCGCTTAACCGCAACCCCCTTGAGTGCGTCTCTCACGATCTTATCCATGACAGTTGACTTACCGCTACCTTTACGCCCCGTAATAAAAATATGAGGGCGCCAATCAATACAGCCACCAATCGCAGCAACCACTATCCACCCCGCCAAGATGTATCCATATTGCCGCTTTTTCCATGTCAGGCTTGTGCATATCTCCAACAGCTTAGCCGCCTCTTTACTCGATAGCGGCTCAGCCTCCATGTCAATGACGCGCTGGCCTGCCTCATACACATAGTCACCCTGATATGCACTTGGATGGCACTTCACCCCCTCACCAACAATCACGTCACCACAGTTAACCAGCAGCGCGCCATTGTCATTCCAGACGCCTACCCCGCGCGCATTCTCAAGAGAGAAGATACCCTTTTCTTGGCACAGGCGGATTAGGTCGCCGCTTGCATAGTCCGCGATTTTGGACATGCTTTCCTCGGGCGCGTATAGAGCCTCCCAATACCCGCGTGGCGCCAACTGGTATAGGTTTTGTGGCCTACCTAGTGATGTGGCCGAAAACTCCATGATCTGACCAGTAGCACGCGGAAAGAAATAATATGACCCGCGATTATGGCCGAGCGGCCTGATTATATCTGGCTCATCATCCTCAATTACATCTGGATCATAGTCAGGCTCCCATGTGTCGTCTTCATCCAAGGGTGTCGGTGAGGGCGAGGGAACAGGAGCGCTTGTGAGAGCCTCTCTGACCGCCTCTATGCCGTTCAGCGCTGCCATGTCATCCCAATCCGAAACACCATCCTCTGAGGGAGGGGCGAGCACCTGAGCGCCGCCTATGGCGCCCGCTGCGTCGTGCGCCTTCTCGGATCCGGGGTTCCATGGATCACCGTTCGGTTTCTTGACTGTGTGGTCATTGTCTGCCGCGATCACGATCCGTGCGTCTGGATACTTAGCGCGGATAGCCTTAGCAACCGGCTTTAGGTTTCCAGCGTTGAACGCACATATTACACTCCACCCGGTAGCCTCTGCAACCTTGCATCCAGTCGATACACCCTCGCATATAGCCATAGTGTCCAAGTCACCCCTGATAGACCAGTAGGCGCCAACGTGGTCGCTGCCCTTGCTGAATAGCTTGGTCCCGTCCGCAAGGATGCGTTGGACGTTTGCAATCTCACCATCGCGCCACATGGGGACAATGAGTGTGTCGCCATCATACCGGACGCCCTTAGGGGTGATACCCTTGCGCTCGCAGTATGGCGATGCCCCGGTCTTACTCGCGGCGCCCCATACCCTCAGGGCCTCTTGGCGGGAAGCCTCTGCGGTTGCCTTACGCTTAGCCTCTGCCTGCTCCTTAGCGGCCTTAACCTTAGCCTTGTGCGCGGCCTTCTCTTCTGGCGTCCACTTGCGCTTAGTCTTGCTGTGCCAAGCGTGAGACACACCCTCCTTGTGCGACATGCAGTTGCCGTAACCGAACCCGTCGCCATCCACAGCTAGACGGTACGCGCCAGTTTTAACGCGCGGCTTGTCATCCTCCAGCGCATACCTATGCCAGTCGTCATCCGCGATAATCTCTGACGGCGTGCGCGGGCCAATACCTTGGTCCCGCATGAAGTCGATGAACTCTGCGATGGTCTCGTCAGTCATGTGGTCTCCTGTGTTCAAAACCGTAGTACATGCATGTTTTTTGCAGGTCAAGATGCAAAAAATCCTTTAATATCAATAGGTGTGACTGTAAGTCATTGATATTAAAGAGGTAACGCTATTTTTCAAACGTTGCGTATGGTATTGTTTGTTTTCAATGACTTAGCGGAATACGCAACAGGTAACGTAAAAAAGACCCATAGCTATTAGCGCGTGCGCGGGCGCGCGCGTGCGTGCGCGCGCGTGTACACGCCCTATATATTATGAAAACGTTGCGTACCACGTTGTTTGTTACCTGTATGTATATATATATATTATAAAATATATATATAAATAAGGGGCTTAGGGGGTTTGGGGTTGGTTGGAAAAAGACGCAACGTTACGTAACAGGTAACGTTTTTGACATGATTGGTAATCGGTGATTTATTCAATGAATTAAAAGGGTTGCGCTTACTTTTAGCGATCAAAAAAGACGCAACAAAATTGGTAACGCTAGTGTTCTCAGCGTTACCAAGTCTTCACTCAACCCGGAACACCCTGATGAATGTGTTCTCGCGACTTGTGCGGAACTTCTTGCCGCTTCTGTGGGCATGGACCCTAGCGGCAGTGATGGCGCTTGAGTTTATGTCGGTCTCCTTGGTCAAGACGCTATCACCAATCTCAAGATCAACCCATGGATACTTCTGGTTCCAATGCTGACCCTTCGACTTGGTGTAGGGGATGCCTTTATCTATCTTCATGACGTCGCTGTCCTATGTTGCTGGTCATTGCAATGTAGGTAACGTTGAACGTATCGTCAAGAGTAACAAAATTTATACGTCACCAAACTTTCCTGTTGACGTGCTCATGGGATGTGGGTACAAGGGGTCATGAACAAGGAGACAGACACATGACACTTGAAGAGATCCAAGAGCGCGTTGATGCGCTGCGTGAGGCAATGACGAATAAGGGGCTAAAGACATGTCAGGTTGAGCTTAATATCCCCTCTGATAAAGATCCTTATCTTTACCTTAAGAGCGCCGATAAGATTGGCGTTGACGGTGAAAATTATCATTTTGTCCATGGGGCTAACGCCTGGAAGGTCTTTAATGACGCTGAGGCGTTTATTGACGCTATCCCAGACACAACCGAACGCGATGACCGTGAGTTCCTCAAGAAGGTGTCCGATGCCGCTGAGTTTGGGAGATCCATCGGCAAGGATCACGAAACCTACATCGCCCCGCTGCGAAGTGTCGCACAGGCGGTGTCCGAAAACCTCTTGACGCATGACGAGTGATGTGGGGGTATAAGGACACACACAGCCCCAGCCCATTCGGTGGCGGGTTAATCGCAGAGGTGAGGGGGTACGACGATGCCCTAGACCGCCTCATGAAACGTGAGAAAGCATCCCAAGATTGGGTTGATAAGCAAGTTAGAATGGAGACTGAAGATGAAGCGTAAAGGACATAAGCGGTATCTAGCCGGTAAGATCACCAAGGGCGTTCCGTTCGGTCGCATCATGCGTAGTACATATGATGCTGATAAAGACCGGGTTGTGATGTATCACGCAACCAAGGGGGCACGAAGCAAGGACCGCGCCGCATACTTTGCGGGCATGGGGGTGGCGTCGTGAGTGAGCGGGCATGGAAGCCGGGGCCTTGGCGGTTTATTGATAGTGTATCTCCTGACGGCCAAGAATGGTTTGGATGCGGAGTGGCACCACAGGTGGGCTATGAATTTGTATGGATGGAAAATGATCCAGATAGGGACATACCGACATGCCACCTAATCGCCGCCGCCCCGGAGTTGTATGAAGTTTTGAGCGACTTCGTTGCAATGGGAGATCTATATTGTTGGCATAAAGGCTTGACGGGCAGGCAGGTTTTAATGCAACAAGCACGCGCAGCACTAGCGAAAGCAGAAGGGAAGCAAAATGACTGATGCACAATACAACGCACGCCGCGTAACACGCTACTTTTGGTTCGTCATGGCCCTAGCGGCTGGCGGATTGATTGGGCAACACCTATCCGCCGAGCCCGTTCGCATCGGTCAGTCGCTGTCTACGGTCGAAGTCCTGCCGCCATCCATTGAGGGTGCTTGGCGCGATGTGGAATTCCACAACACCATGACGAACCAGAACGGACAGAACGGAACCTATGACATCGGAGAGGGCGTTACGGTAGAGTATGTATACGGCGGTTCATACCCTGCCGACTATGTGGTGATCACACCGCCAGACGGTTTTGAATGCTACCCGTCCTGCACCCTAGAAGTTGAAGAAGAAGACAAAGGCCGGGTGCATCTATTTAGCGTCGTGAATGTAGGAGTGTGAGACATGACTGATATAGAAGCAATTATATACATGATCCGAAGCACTGGACTTGTACTTATCATGATGATAGGTCTCACGTCTATGGTTGTTATTTATACAGAAGGCATGTATGCAGATGAAGTGATCGAAGCAGTTACAGAGGTATGTAATGACTAAAAAATGCGAAACATGTAAATTCTCAGTCTTCAAAGAAAACCGAGAGCGCGGAATGTGCCGCCGATACCCGCCTACAACCGCAACTCATTACAACGATGGATTCCCTGCCATTCTGCGTAGTGACTGGTGTGGGGAATGGGGTAGGGCTAAGTATTTCTATGAGGCCGCCGCTGTGAGCCACTTGACAGTGCCAGATGACTAATGCTAGACCATAACCATGGATTTATTTGATCAAGATAGCCTGTTGCGCGGGCAAGAAGAAGAACTAGGGATCGCCATGCGCCTGCAATGGGAGCGTGATATTGCTGAAGTTGCAACTTTTATAACTGCTACTG